GAGCAGAAGCTGGCGAAGTTCATCTACGCCGACAGCCCCGGGCTTGTCACTGAAAGCTCGCGCGCCATGCGCGAAGGCTTCTCGGGGGTGCCGGACGGAGTTCCGTTGAAGTTCTCGAACCAGCTTGGCCGGATCACGACCGGCACCCGGACCAACGGGACCGTTGCGGGGGCCGCCCAGAACGTCAACTACAAGGCCGTGGCGGATTCCGGCACCAACGCCGGGTTCTACATGACCCAGACGATCAATCTGGCCGGGCTTGGTGCTGCCGGAACCATCAAAGCCGGGGAGGTCTTCAGTATCGCCGGGGTGACGGCTTTTGATCCCGAGATTCAGGCGGTCCGTCCTTTCGCCGCGCAGTTCACGGTGATCACGGACGCAGTGGCCGATGGGGCTGGCGCAGCGACCGTCCGCATTTTCCCGGCGATCATCGTGCCCACGCCCGGTGCAATCACGGGGGACACGGGGGTCAACAGCGCACATGCCACGGTCGACGTGGCCCCGGCCAACGGCGCGATAGTGACCTTTGAAGGCGCGGCGAGCACGTCGTTCGTTCCGCGCGTGATGTGGAAACGGGGGGCCATCGTTGCGCACTCCGCGCAGCTTACCCTGCCCTACACCGGCACGGGGTTCCGGCGGTCGCTGGCAGACGCCCAGCGCGACAACATCGCGCCGGTCATGCCGCGTGTCTGGTTCTCTTCCGACCCGAACACCGGTGCGCACCGGGTGCGGGTTGACGTCTTTGTGCAGGCTCAGGTCCGCAACCGCTGGCAGGGCATCAAGTTCTTCGGGGCTTGATCTTCTGCGGGGTTCCAGACTTGGGCTCCTATGCCCCGCGCTTTCAACGAGGCGCGGGGTTTTTCTTGTTTGCTGGCCGGGGGTGTGCTAATTTTCGGCGCAACACGTCAGGAGAGGACAGATGTATAAGTATCAAGAGTTTCCGCGCTGTGTATACGGCCCGGAGGGGGCAACCAGAATCATCTATTCCGAGGATGAGCGCCCGGATGGCTTCGTGAACCACGCTGACGAGCTGGTTGATGGCGCTGTTATGGCAGCCGCCGAGGCCGAGGTCACGGCCAAAGCCGCCGAGAAAGCACTGCGGGACGGCTACAAGGACTTCCTTGACCGCCACGCGGTTTCCTACTCCAGGAACCTCTCTACTCCCAAGCTGGAAAGCCTTGTGAAGCAGCTTGAGGCGTATCTGGCCGCGCAGGAGCAGCCAACTGATGACAACCGCGCGTGATCTGATCACTCTCGCTTTCCGGGAGGCAAATTTCAACAACTCGGTCGGCGCGCTGAGCGCAGAAGAGTTGTCGGAAGGCTTGATTTTGCTGCAATCCACGGTGGACAGCCTGTTTGGCCTTGTGGTCGGGACAAAGCTGACTCCGTGGTATATCCCCTTTCCCCAGCGCGTGTCTTCGGTGGCGGCCAACGCTCCGGCATATCCGGGCGAGAAGTCACTGTCTCAACACGGCGATGAGACACTTCCCCCTGCCAACACACGCTTGATGTTCAGAAACACGGACGCCCCGGCGACGGTGTTCCTGCAATATCAGCCCGACGACGGAGCGGTGCTTGAATACGTCGATGTCGGGCACACAGAAAACGTGATCCTGAACGCCAACGGCGCCTTGTTCGGGCTCGAGGGCTCAGTCGATGAGATCATCATTGAGGCTGTGTTTCCGGCAGGGCGTAACCCTCCTCGTCGGTGGTCGTATCGTGGGGACTACGGCTCGTGGCTGGCTCTGACGGACATCGGCCTCGACACGGTGTTCCCCTTTCCACGCGCTTTTGACGACTACTTCGTGATGTTTCTGGCAATCCGCCTTTCGCCGAGATTTGGGTCCGAGCCGCGGCAGGTGACGGTTCTTCGGTTCCAGCAGATGGAAGGATTCATCCGCAACAGCTACCTGCAATCCAAAGAACAGATGTCCAGGATACCAGGTGGGAGCCTGACCAGCCAGGCATACGGGAACGGTTTTGGCCGTTTAAGCGGTGGATTTGGCCATGGGACGCCATAAGCTCGTTGAGTATCCTCGCGTCGTGTATGGGCCCTACGGCACCAGCTTGACGATCAGCCGCGTTGAGGATTGGCCCCCCGGTTGGGCCTCTTTGCCCGAGGGTGAGGGGTTGCCTCAGCCCATCGCGCGCCCAGACAAAGTGCCCTTCACGCGGGCCGAGTTGAAGGCAAAGTTGCGCGCTGCGGGCATCAGATTCGACGAATCTGCGGCAGATATCACCCTTTATCGGAGCCTGCCCCATGGCTAATGTCAGCATTGGCTTCGCTTCAAACGAACGGCAGTTCGCCGGTCTGCCTCCTGTTGTCCTGAAAAACAGATTCTTCGAGGAAACTCCGACACAGGCACTGGGGACGGCCATGCTCGCGCGCCCCGGCACACTCGACCTTGCCTCTTTTGGTGCCTCCCCCATCCGTTCGATCTATTCCCTGCCCGGCTTGTTCAACGGGGCCTTGTTCTACGTCGCAGGTCGGACGTTGTTCCGGCGCGATGTGGACGGCACGACGACGATCATTTCAGGGATCGTGCTGGGAACGGGCAGGGTGTCCATGACGGGGCTCGCCGGGGCGGGGTTTGAGCGCCTTTTCGTGGCGGACGGGACGCTGTTGCAGGTTTATCAGGGCGGAACACACGCCTCTGGAGTCTTGACCGCAGTCGCGCAGGTCTCCGACGGCGAGCTCGTCAACATCGGTGAGACGAATTACCGCTTTGTCTCCACTCTGGCTTTCGTGGACGGCTCAAGCGTTCATCCATGGCAGGTCAAGATCGGCACGTCGCTCAGCGTGACCCTCGGCAACCTTGTGCAGGCGATTTCCTTCACCGGCACCCCCGGACAGGATTTCAGTGACCAGTTGGACGGCCCCCACCCGGAGGTGACAGCCCAGCAGACCCCCGCCTCGTCCGGGATCATCGCTACCTCACGCGCCACGGACCCCTCGGGGAACGCTATCGTGACGACCGAGACGGGCTTGGACATGGCATGGAGCGCTGGAACCCTCACCGGGGGCGGCGTTGATCTCGGCGACGGCACTTTCAGCCACGCTACCGGCACTTTGAGTGTCACCGCGCAGCCCGCTGATGGCGACGTGGTGCGGATCGGCTCTGTTTTCTACCAGTTCAAGACGAATTTGGCGCTTTTCGACGGTTCTGCCGGGAACCCGTGGGAGATTCTGATCGGCCCGGATGCTGCGGGGTCGATCAACAACCTCGTTCAGGCCATTTCCTTTTCCGGGATCCCCGGCACGGTATACAGCCAGGGCCTTGGGGGCCAGAACACCGAGGTTTCGGCGGCGGCGGAAACTGTAAACGTTGCCTACAGCGGCTCCATTGTCGCGCCGCATCCCGATGTCTCTGTCTCGTCGGACGCTTCGACCATGACGGCGACTGCTCTTGCCACCGGAGTGGCCGGGAACGCCATCGTGACGACCGAGACGGGCCTGAACATGGCATGGGGTGCCGGGACACTGGCAGGGGGCTCTGATGACCCTCCTGTGGCCGCTACGGGCGTCCTCACGGCATCCGCCCAGGTGGCCCTCAACGACACGGTGCGGATTGGCAGCCGTTTCTATCGCTGGGTTTCGTCGGTCATTGGCGGCGCAGGGACAGAGAGCGAGCCGTGGCAGGTCGTCATGGGCGCGACCCTCGCAGAATCACTTGCCAACATGGTCAACGCGATCAACTTCACGGGCGGGACGTTCGAGGTCCGCATGACCACCAAGGCCAAAGTCGATCTGACGGCGGGGAATTTGATCACGACGACCGAGACGGGCGCAAACCTGTCGTGGGGCAGCGCTACGCTGACCGGGGGTGGCTCACACGCTCTTTCCGGGGTGAGTATGCCTGACGGGCTGCCCCCACTCGCTGTCGGCACTCTGAAGAGCTTCATTGTGATCGCCGTCGCAAAATCTGATCGGTTTTACTTCCTCACCCCCGGCCAGTTGGCCATTGACCCCTTGAATTTTGCCACGGCTGAAAGCCAGCCGGATGATGTGGTCGATCTGGTGATTGTGGGGGACAGCGCGTGGTTCATCGGGCAGGGTTCGACAGAAGTCTGGTATGCCACAGGCAGCGCCTCTGCTCCGTTCTCGCCTGCCAACGGGCGCGTGTTTGATCAGGGCGCGATTGAAGGCACAGTCGTCAACGTCA